TTTTTATATCACTACTGCTGAATTGTAAAGTTTCAGTAGGAATATTAAAATTATAATAAATGACACTATCCAATTCATTATTTTTTTCTAATTTATTTTGTTTATTTAATTTATTATATTGATCAATATTATTAGTTATTAATTTAATATTATCAATATTAAAATTCGACATTGATGATAATGTTCGAACACTATTAATAATAGTATTTCTATTCAAATCATCATTAATATTATAATTGATACTTGCATTATTATTGAGAATGTGATAAAAATTATCACCATTTCCACTATTAAAATACATATTCAATTTAGTATTTGCAATTGATATATCATTCTTATAATAAGATGATGGTTCATAAATAATATATTTATTCAAATAAGTATTATAAAAAGTAATTGCATTAATTAATGTTATTAGAATTAATACATTGATTAAATAAATCATACCTGATAAAAATAATTCTTCATCATAATAATAATATAATCCTAATAAAATAATTATTAAGATTATTATCATTAAATTCAAACGATTTTTAATTCCAAGCATATTCATCATTATATCGAAATAGTAAGTCTTATCATCTAATTTTAATCTTTGTTTTTCAATCATTGAATTATAATTATCATTTTTGATATTATATTCAATCATTGCTTTTTCATAATCTTTCTTATCACTATAATATTTATCAATGATTAATTTCTTATTATCATAATCAGTATCTTTAATATCTCCACCATCAATATATTTGAATGTTTTTAATAAATCATTACCATTGAATATAGGTAATGGAATTGGTGATGGTTTATTTGGCGCTGTTTGCTTATAAATATCATACATAATATAATCATCTTTTAAATTTGTATTTAAAGAACTATCATTATATGTGTCATAAATATTTTTATGAACTAAAAGAGAAATGATGAAAATTATTGTGAAAAAGAAAAAGATTAATATTTCTTTTATTATTTCCGAAGAAGATTTCGTTTGATTAGTATCATAAATATTATAAATATAACTAAAAAGGACGATTGAAATTATCATAAATAATAAATTGGATGTTGGTGTAAAATCATATTTCAAAAATAATTTTATGATATATGCAATAGGAATAATTATGATTATTACAAATAATATTAAATAATTAATTGAACAATTTGGAAGAATTTTATGACAATCATTGCAAATACATTTTAAAAACTTCTTTGGATATGACATCAATTCATCACTAATATCATATTTACAAAAAGCAGAAGCATTAATGATTGTATAATAAAAGTAAATTCCATATGAAATTGATGATATAATTGTTATGAGAGTAATAGAAACAGTAATAAGATAATTGGAATAAGTATTATTGAAAATGTCTGTTTTAAAAAAATTAATATTATTATAAGTCTTAAATCGACTAGTTTCACATTCAATTGTATTTACACCATTAAATTTTTGAGTTGCAGTGCCATAATTATAATTATATGTATAATTATATGTAAATATACCTATATTAAATAATTCATCAAGTATTAAAACAATACTATAAAAGAAAGTAATATAAATACATAAATTATTTAAAAAATCCATATAATCATTTAAATCTGTAAATTCATTTAAATTCATTTTCTATAATATGATTATACATTATTATAAATAATTATTAATGTCATTATGGAATATTTTTAAAAATAATTTTAGAAATATTATTAATGATATTGAAGAATATAATAAAATTTTTATTAATCATATAAATTATGATTTCAACATTTTATTATATTCTCATATTGGATTTCCATTGGAATTATTCATAAATGAATTAATAAAATCTAAATTTAATTTAATTAATATAAATAAAAAAGAATTATTATGGAATAAAAATATCATTTATAATGAAAATCAATATTTCATAGAAATTGATTTGAATAATCCTAATATAACTAGCGATTTCTCATTCCTAACTGATATGATTTTATTTATCATTAAAAATAAACCTATTTTTAATTCAAATAAACATTTAATTATTCTTAAAAATATTGATCATTTTAATGAATTTTCATATGCTTTTAGAATTATTCTAGAAAGATTTAATAATAATGTCTATTTCATTTGCACAACGAATAAAATTTCTAAGATTGAAAATGCCATTAAAAGTCGCTTTTTTTGCATTCGAATACGATTATTCACAATAGATGAAATTAAATTTATTTTTCAAAAATATTTAAAATTAAATTTGAAAATGAATTCAAATGAAGAAATAGAGATAAGTAGAAATATCATTTTTAATATCTTCTTACAACAGATAAAAATTAATGAACCACTTCTTCTAACAGAAGAATTTTATAATTATAATTATCCTCCAATTGTAAAATTTTATAATTCCAAATATGATTTGAATGATATAAGACAATTATCTTATAAATTATCTCAATATAATTTAAAAATCGTTGATATAACATTAGATTTATTGAAATTGAATAATAATAAATCACTAGAGATAATAAAGATTGCAAGTGAAATTGATTATCTATTATCAATTTCTAATAAAGGTAGAGAACCTATTTATATAGAAAATTTTCTATGTCAAATATTATTATAAAAAAAATGAATATTTAAATATTAAATAATAAATATATATATTAAATAAAATGAATTTTTGTGAAATTTGCCATAATATGAAATACATAAAAACGAATGATAATAAGAAATTGGTTTATTATTGCAAACATTGTTTTTATGAGAAAGACGAGGATAAGATAGAAGCAATTAAAATATCAGAGACAATTTATACAGAAGATGAATTATTATATAATCAACATGTTAATAATTATTTAAGATTTGATCCAACTTTGAGAAGAATTAAGGATGATAATATTAAATGTACTAATTGTACAATTTCAGATGATAAGAGACAAATAATACCAATTAAATATCATCCTCAGAATATGAAATATTTCTATGTTTGTGATAATTGTGGTTTTACTTGGAGGGAAAATAAAAAATGATTAATTATATAAGAGATAAAATTTTATTATTTAATAATGTCCATTAATGAAATAAAGCAACCGTTTGATGAATGTAATAAAATTTTTGCAACTTTGGATAATCCTAAAATTAGTAAATTAATTATGACTAAATATGAATTTAATCTTATTATTAGTCAAAGAACTGTTCAATTATCTCAGGGACATATCCCATTTATTGATATAGATATTGATGTTAAATCTAATATGGATTTGAGAAAAATAGCAATTGATGAATTGAAACAAGGAAAAGTTCCATTTATCATCAAAAGACCACTTCCAAATGATAAATATGAATTCGTAAGAGTTCGAGATTTAGATTTGACAGCTGTTAAATATATGATGGATATATAAATATTAATAATTATAATATTAATAAAAAATAAAATAAATAATAATAAAATGTTATATTCAATTATTCTTGCTTGTTGTTTAGATGGTGGTATTGGATATGATAATACAATCCCATGGAGTATTAGGGAAGAAATTAGATTATTTAAACAAATAACATGCAGTTATGCAAATGAAAATGATAATGATGATAATGATATGAAAATTAATGCAGTAATTATGGGACGTAATACTTGGAATTCGCTTCCTCATAAACCTCTTCATAATAGATTGAATATTGTTATTACGAGTGATAAGGATTTCCCACGATTTAATAATTTAATTAGTTTTACTAATTTAGATGATGCTTTTAATCATTGTAAGATGAATAAAAAAATTAATAAGGTTTTTGTTATTGGGGGTAAAACAATTTATGACACTTGTTTATATGATGATAAATATTCTAAAAACATTGAAAAAATTTATTTATCTGTAATTTATAATAATTATGAGAGTAATATTTTTATTAATTTAAAACATATTCTTAAAAATTATCGTGTTATTGATTTTAATAATGTCTATTTCAAAAGTAGTTTTTTACACTTAGAAATGAAACAAAAATAATTATGAATATTTACCTTTTTTCGAAAAACAATCTTTAATATCATCTTGATAGTATTGATGCATATTAATACAATTATTTAATAATTCTGAAAATGGTTCGATTAATCCTTCATTATTTTTCGTATTTATTACACCTGATTTTAATATTTCTATTGCTTCCTTATATTGCTTATTTTTATAATATTTTAATCCTAAAATATGTTGATAATCTGGATTATTCTTTCCAAATTTTTCATAAAAATCTTCAAATTTCTTAATTTCTATTTTTTCATCATTGAACATATTCACAAATTCAATGAAATTATTATTTTGAATTAATAAATTATTTGAATTAACAGTCGTTGGAAATATACCAATTTTAGAACCTTCGAGAATAGTTGGCTTATTTAAGACATATGATTTTATTTTATTTTTATTATCAAATACAAATTTTGATATACTTAATTTAATATTAAATCTTATTACATTCAAATATTCATATAAATCATTTGCTGTCTTTTTATTTATGAAATAAGAACTCTTTGATTGAAGAATTTTGTTTTGCAATGTTGATAATAAATAATCAATACCTTTCTTATTATTATTGAAAATACAACAAGTAAATAAAATATCATAATCAATTTTATGTAATTTTTTTATGAATTCTTTAAAATAATTCTCATTTGTATTTCCTGTTCCATCGTTATGATCAAATAAAATGATGTCATCTTCAATTATAAAATTATGAGTACTATCATTATTATTATTTTTAATCATTTCATATGCCCTTTTATGTTTAAATAAATTGGATAATTGTTGATAATTAAATTTTGATTGTAAATTTTTAAATTCTTCATCATCTATTTCATCATTATTCAAATTTATTAAATTATTATAATCATTTATATTTTTATCAATATCATCAGCACTTGGTGATGATATATAATAAACATTTGTTTTATAATTATTTTCTTTAAATATTTTTTTAATTCTTTCTATTGTCGGTTCTAAATGTTTCATTCTCATTTTTAAATGGTCCGATTTAATTACATAAATATCTATGTTCATTTTTGTATAAATATATATAAAAATAAATAGAAAGTCCTTAAATAATAATAATTATTATTCTAAGAATTGTTATTATTATTTAGAGTAGCAACGGTTAATTCTAAGGCGGATAATCGTTGTAATAAATCAGGTTTAGTTTCAATTGCTGATAATCTCACAGATAAATCATTATTGGCAGTTTCTATTGCTTGAAGACGATTATTAATTTCAGTTAAATCAACCATTGGACAAGTTGATGAAGCAGATGAAGTTTCAAGAGCTTGGAGACGATTAATTAAATCATTTAAATTTAAATTATTGAAGTTATTTTCGAGAGTTGATAAACTATTTTCAAGAATTGTTATATGATTATTAACATCAGTTAAATTAGCACTTTCAAGAGATACAACACGATTATTAATTTCAGTTAAATTAACTAATTCATTATTCATATCTAAATTAGTTGATTTATTATCTTCAAGAGCTTTTAAGCGATTTTCGAGAGATGATAAACGATTATTTATCTCAGTTAAATCAACAACTCCTGAACTAGGATTGCTAGTTAAACTATTTAATTTTGATTCAAGAGTTGCCATATATCTTAAAACTTGTATATTTTGCATTTTTTTATTCTTATTAATATTATATAAAAAAAATTGATATATTTAAATGTATCTTATTAATAATAATAAATATAAATGATTATCCCAATTCGTTGTTTTACTTGCTCAAAAGTAATTGCAGATAAATATGACTATTTTCAAATGGAAAAAGCTAAATTAAAACCAGTTGATATGGGTGATGATGAGAATAATTTAAAATTCTTCAATGATATTCATACTAAGGAGATTTTAGATAGATTAGGATTAATTCGCTATTGTTGCAGGAGAAGTTTAATGTCATCCGTTGATTTAATGGATGTCATTTAAAATCATTTATTTTTATTTCTTTTATTTAATAGATAAATATGATTTATGATAATAATGATAAAGATAAGAAGAATGATGATTATGGAAATATAAGTATTTATGATATTTATCAGAATTCAATTCAAATTATTATAGATATTATTAATGATATTACCATCTTATTGAATAATTATAAACCAAATACAATTTTTACAGATATTTATAAAATTATTTTTAAAAGTGAGAGATTGTTCTATTTAGGTATTATATTTATAATTATATCTTTTGTTATATATTTTATAGACGGAGTAAATATATAATTATGTGGTATTATAATTATTATGTGGCAATTTTAATAATATCATTAATTTTTTTTATAATATCAGGAAATGAAGTTAAAATTCTTTTATCAATAATTATAATAATTATTATTAGTTATTATTACTTCACTAAAATTAATGATTATAATGATATAAATACGCAAAATCGGAATAATATAATCAAATCTATTAATTCAGATATTCAAAAAAGAAAATATACAAATAATGATAATTATTATATTAAGAAATTCAATAAAAATATTAAATTTTTAATAAATGATGAGAAATTATTAGATATCATTTTAAATATTCGATTTATAATGAAATATGATTATGAGAAATACACAAATATCATTAATTATATCGATAATTTTTTTAAGATTTATATGTATATATTAGCTAATCGATATGATATTAAAAATTATTTCACAACTTTTCTATCATTGAGGGATAGTGTTATTAAAGAGATGTATTCTGTTTATGTCATATTACCTATTAAAATGGAAAATTATTACGGTTTTAGTTCATTCGAAGAATTAAAGAAATCAATATCTGATTTTGTTCAACATTCAAGAAAATTAATTATTATTCTTGAAAGATACGCAATACAAGAGAAGAACATTTACTATTTAGAAGATAGTAAATATAAATATAAGGAACTTAATAATTATATGAAATACGAAGTTTATTAATTTATTTAAAAGAAATCTCTGTAATAAGTCATAGGAGGTGGTGGAAAATTATTATCAAATTTTAAGGTGCTAGTATTTAAATAATCAGTTGTAGGATTGAACATAGGATAGGAACTAAAATAGCAACTATCTGGATCACCGCCTTTATTTTTTTTCATTTTTATAAATTGCTGTCTATGTAATTGGACAATTATTAATAATAATTCTTTTATTGTAATAGTCTTTGCTTTAATTTTTAATGGTTTAGTATTTAACATACTTAAAATCTTATTTAAAGAACTAACTTCAAATTTTTCATTGAATATATTATTTATTTTCATATTATTCTATTCTAATATATAATATTTATTTTTATTAATAAGTATAAATGAATACGGATATTATACCTAAAATTAGACTTGAAGGATCGACTACTAATGAACCTTTGATAAGTTTTATTCAAAATTATCCTTGGACTACTAGTAATTATTGTTTATTAACTTCAAATGGATATACAAATTTAAATGGTATTATTATTAATGGCGCAGATAATTTTAATAATATTTATGTTAATAATTCGAATATAAAATTTGGTATTGATAATAATTTAGATAATAATTATTTCAGTTTTAATATTAATAGTAATGAAAAAATTAGAATAAATTCAACTGGTTATTTAGGTATAAATAATATAAATCCTCAATATCATTTAGATGTTAATGGTACAGTTAATTATTCAGGTGCTATTTATAAAAATGGTAATAATCTTGATAATATTTATTTGAACATTAGAAATAATTATTGGATTAATGATGGTAAATCTAATATTTATGTTAATATTAATTCGAATATAAATAATATTGGTATTGGAACTTCTATTCCATTATCAACATTACATATAGGTTCAACATCGTCGATTACAAATAGCGATAATTCAATTATGATTTCGAAATATGATGGAACAAATAATTATAATATAAAATTAGGTTATGATAATAGTAATTTTATTATTGGTAATTGTAATTTAAGTACTAATAATTGGAATAAACAATTATCAATAAATTCGGCAGCTCCAACTAATTCATTAATTATCGATAATCTTGGAAATATTGGTATAAATACTAATAATCCGAATAATTATAAATTAAATATTAATGGATCATTAAATGCATCTTCAATAATAGGAATTGGTTCTAATATTACTCAATTAAATTTTAATAATATTACGATTAACAAACCAGATTTATCAAATTTAAATAATTGGATTTCGAATGTTAGCACAAATACAATTTATAATAATTTTTTAAATAATTCTGCTAATGGTATTGGTATTGGGACAAATAATTGTTCTAATCAGATTACAACTACGATTGGTAATACTAGTTCAACAACGACTTGGATATATAAATTCAGAGTTAATGGAGCAATCAGTTGTTCTTCATTAAGTTTTGGCGATTGTAATATTAGTAATATATATTTATCAAGTAATGCAGCAAGTTCAATATATTTAAATAATAATAATTATGATTGGTTAAATACATATAATCCTACTACAAAAATTTCAACAATTTCATTAAAACAAACAAGTAATAAATTAGTTTTAGGTGATGAAAATACTGAAAATGCTAATTTAAATTTATGTAGTATTTATGGTAATTTATATGCAGCAACTATTGCTTGTGATAATGCTTCAAATATTTTAAATATCAAATATAATAATATTGTTGATGTTCCAAATTTTTTATTAAATAGTGTCGCAGATACGGATTATTTAAAAATAAATGATTATATTAATATTTATTCGAATGCATTTGCTAGAAATTATACAACAACTACTTATGTAACAGATAAAATTGCTGTTGTAGATAATGAGGTTAAGGCTTTAATCGGTGGTTCAATATCTGATCAATTAATATCAACTATATCAGGAAGATTAAGTACTTCAACTTATAAAATTGAATTTAGGAAAGTTACTGCTAGTCCAATTAATTATTATAATTATAATACTTGTAATGATTATTATGTAGGTTATGGTGATCGTGTTATTGGATCAGATTATAATACTAATATTGTTACTAATAAATGTACTTTTGGTTTTAATGCTGATCCTGATTATAATAATTCTTTAAATATTATTACAGTTGGTGGAAATATTATTTCTAAAAATAATATTATTGCATTGGGAAATATTAGTGAAAATAATTCAAATTTATCAAATATTTATATTTCATCAAATGTTTATAATTCTAATATTATTTATTATGATAAAATTCTTGATAGAAAAATAGCAGCTTGTACTCCATATAATTATTACCCTCCGCAAAATTATCAATATAGTTCTAATTATTCAAATGTTGTTACTAATTCTCCATATGGAAATGGAATATATCAAATAGTAACATCTACGAGTAAAAGAGGACTAGAAGTTCAAAGTCCTGATGGAAATAATATACAAAAATCATATCAATTATTTAATACATATAATTCATCTAATAGTTTGCCTTGGCAATTAATTCAAAGTCCTGTAATGGGAGCATATAGTGATATTTATAATAATTATTATTATGGTAATGATAATGGATCATTGAATGTAACTATTTATAATACTAGTGGAACTACAAATCCAATTTCTATTTTTGGTCATTGGGTTCAATATTATTATTCTCAATCTTTTATCTTAAATAATATTGAATTTTTTGTTAATTCAATTAATAATGCACCTAAAAAAATTACTGTTTTGGCAACATCAGATTTAAATTTGAATATTAGTCCAGATAATGTATTTCAATGGGATGTTTTATTAAATGATTATACTATTAATTCTAGTTCATATATAAATTGTAGGCAATATTATAACAACGGAATTTATTATCCATCCAATTTTTCTTATTGCACAATTCCATTAAGAACAAATATTAATAGTTATTATTTTTATAGAATAATAATAACTCAATTAATTAATGCTACTAATTTAATATTAAATCAAATTAAATTTAATGGTATTGAGACTAAAAAAGAATGGAAACATTCAGGAAATAATATCTATAGTCATTCAAATATTAGTATTAATACTATTGATGATATTTCTCCATATAAACTAAATGTAAATGGTTTTATTTATTCATCTTCAAATATTTATGCAAATTTAAATATTGGCATTGGAACAACATCACCATTGGCAAATCTTCATATTGGTTCAACAAATTCTTCAAGTGATGGAACAATTATGATTTCTAAATTTAATAATAATAATAATATTAATACAAATATCAAATTAGGATATGATAATAATTATAATTTTATTATAGGTGATTATAATTCAAATTTGAATATATGGAATTCTCAATTTATTATTAATTCAAATGCATCACCTAATTCATTAATGATTGATGCTAATGGAAATATTGGTATTAATACAAATATTAATGATCCTAATTTTAATTTAAATGTAAATGGGTCTACATTTATTTATAATGGAATTATTAATCAATCAAACTCTCAAACATCTCTGACATCATATAAAAATATTTTTTATAATGATATTTTTGCCTCTAATAATATCATTTCTTCTAATATTATTACTTCTAATTTTACAGCTAATTATTATTCAGTTTTTTCAAATATTTTAAGTTGTTTAAGTAATATTGGCATTGGAATAACTAATAATTTTAATGGAACTTTACATATAAATACGAATAGTAATTTAACAGGTATTTGGAATGCATCATCAATCTTAGAAACTAATAAATATATATCACAATTTATTGGAAAAAATAATAGCAGTAGAAATGGATTTTATACTAATTATAATCATATAGGAGATGAAAATTTAAATAATTATTTATCTTTCACAACTAGTAATTTTTATCCAATTTTAAATTTAACAGCAAATTGTAATATTGGTATTGGTATAACAAATCCAGTAGGATTATTTCAAATTGGTAATGGTGGTAAATTTACAATAAATAAAGATGATAATAGTACCGCATTATTTGGATTAAATAATTATGATAGTATTAATAATACTAAGATTTTTTTGAATGCTAGTAATATCGAATATTATGCATCAGCAAATAATGGTATTCATAAATTTTATACTAATAATAATGAGAATGTGAGAATTGATTTTAATGGAAATATTGGAATTGGAACTACTAATACTTATAATTTTAAATTGAATGTTAATGGAAATACATTCATATCATCAAATTTATATTTAAATTCAAATATAGGTATTGGAACAACTAATCCTAATGAAAAAGTTCATATTAATAATGGTTCTCTTCTTCTTAATAATTTTAAATTTGGAAATATTAATAATAATACTAGTAATTTAATAATAGGTCATTCAAATCTTATTAATAATAGTTGGATTTCGCAATTTATAATTAATTCAAATGCTTCCTCGAATTCAATTGTTATTTCAAGTAATAATTATATTGGAATTAATAATAGTAATCCAATTGGAAATCTTCATATCGGTAATATTAATCAAAATGATTCAACACTCATAATATCACAGAATAATCGTAATTTTAAAATTGGTTATGATAATAATTATAATTTTAGTTTTGGTGATTTTGAAAATTCTTCTATAAATCCCTCTTTAAATACTTGGAAACAACAATTTTATATTAATTCAAATGCAACTGCAAATTCATTAATTATTGATAATAATGGAAATATTGGTATTAATACTCAAACAAATGATAATAATTATAAATTAAATTTAAATGGAAATTTAATTCAAATCGGAAGTAGTTCTTATAATGTCTTTAATGGTTATGTAGGTATTGGAACAACTACTATAAATGATAATAGTTATAAATTAAATGTTTATGGAAATGCAAATATTACAAATAATTTAAAAACGAATGGCATTGTTAATAATGGAATACTTAAAATAGGTTATTCTTTAACAGAGAATTCTTATCCTGATTGTAATGTTTATATTAGTTCACAAAAAACTTGTATTAATGGTGCAATAATTTTTACTAATTCTTCATTTCAATATACAGGAACTGATGTCATATTCAATACATCATTAATGACTATTAATAATACCACCGTTATTAATAGTAATTTAAAAGTTTCAAATCAAATTCAAGAAAATGGGGATTATTTAAGTAATACCTACGTTAAATTAGCAAATTTAAGCAATTTATCCGTTAATAATTTAAATCTTAAAAAGAAATATGGATATTTATGCACATTACCCACAAATTCATCATTTAATTTCAATGGTATTAATTATTATAGTTGTAATATAGATTTAACAAAAATTACTAAAACAAATTTGATAGGTTCAGGAAATAGCAATTATAATAGATTATTTAATATCAAATGTTTTCAAGCAGAAGATAATTTTGAAAATTTTAATTCAGGTTTTCCGAACATCTTACAATATGATATTTATATGTCAAGTAATATTACTTCAAGTTTGGTAAATATTTGTGCAATTGGAACTCCTGAAAATAATTTATTATCCAATATTCTTCCAACTAATATCTCAATTTTAAGATCTCAAGCAAACACAGATAAATTTAATAATTTATCTATTGTTTCTCCAAATAACGGAATTCAAATTTGTTATATTACAGAAGATTATTTAAACTAATATTAATATTAATATTAATAATAATAATAATAATGAATGATAATCATTTAATAATTTTAGATGAAGATATGAATGTTTATGAATTTCAAAAAAAATTATGTTTTACTCTAAAAAATTGTCATATTTATGATAATTTTTTAATTGATAATCGTGATAATAATATTGCATATATCAATTATAATAATAAAATTTATATGATTATTAAACAAACGATAAAAAAATTTTATATTAAATATATAAATATTATATAGATATTATAATGAATGGTTTAAAATTAATGTTATTACTATTATCTTTAATTCTTTTAATAGCAATATGGTATTTTCTATATAAAATCATTTATGTAAAAACGATAGAAAATTTTGTCAATGGATCTAATATTATTAAATTTGATTTATTAATGGATGTAGGAAAAGCAACTACATTAGATGATAATATCTGGCCAAGTGTTTCTGGTGATTTGGGAAATTATTTTCAAATTCATCAAAATTATAATCAAATTGTAAAAAATACAAATACTATAACTAATATTCCAATTAATGATATTTACACTTATATTATATATATAAGTTCTACTTGTAATGCTAAAAGTGCTTATAATTTATTTAATTTATTTTCAACTAGCAGTTTAAATAATTATATTACTTTTAATAAAAATACATTAAATACAGTAAAATATATAACATCTAGTAATAATATTAAATTAGTAAATTGTTTTAGTATTGGTTTTCTAAAAAATGATATAGATTGTTCATTATATATAGATAGTGTTATTATTGCAACTAATAATATTGATATTACAAATATTAGTTTTTTTTATTGTGATAGTTCTTATGATGATATAATATATTCATCTGAAAAAGGTATTTGTATGCCAATAAATTTTACTTATAATAGTTCTTCAATAGGAAATGTATATATTTATACATTTACATTTACTACTTATAATGCATCTTCTGGAATATTTACAACACCATTATATAAAAAAATTATAATTAATATTAATCAAGATAATTTTAATTTATATTATATTAATGTTAAAGGATTAACTAGACAAAATTATGCTTTAAAATATCAAGAATCGCAATTAAAATTAGCAATTGATGCAAGAAATAGTCAACAAGCTAGTGATTCTGAAATAATTTTACATGGTTCTGGTATAAATTCTGCACCACCAGATACTAGTGAAGATATTTATATGGATCCCAATACTAATGATCTACCAGATACTACTTTTGATGCAACAATATTATCAGATAATTTTCTAAGAATATGTCGTCAATATATGCCTTGGGGAATATATAATGGTCCTGATATTATAACATCTTGTGGAAAAGTTGTTTTAAAGGATTTATATGGTAGAGAATATAGACATGCAACTATTTTAGATCCAAATAATGAATTACAAAATTATAATAATTCAATATTAACAGATGATACATATTATTCTGGATATGATGAAAATGGAAATATAATTTCTGTTAAAACAAATATTCAATATTTGAAAGGATCTCCATCTTTACAAATATTATTTCCATTTGGTTCTTTACCTAGAACTTATACAATATGTGCTATTACAAAATACACAGGTCAATCAAATAAACAACGTATTATAACATCAAAAATTTATAATAATGATGTTGATTTCTTAATTGGACATTGGTCTGGTAGAAATAAAGTTATGAAAAATAAAAAATGGAAAGGCAAAGATGAAATAACAGGTAATATTAAAGATACTAATAATTGGCTTGTATCTTGTGTTAAAACTTCTGGATATATGAATACAAAAATACCAAATAATAAGAATTATAATAATATATTATATAATGGAGAACCATCGGGACTTGAACCTGTTATTGGAACAATAGATAATATCCCATTTGATCCAAATCAAGATAGTGCAAATGATTATATTTTAACAATTAATGGTTTAAGTAATCAGAAATCTGATTTTGGTTTATCATATTTAATTATATGGGATAGAATAATAAGTGATGCAGATTTAAATTTAGTTTCTAAAAATTTAATTTATTATCTTAATTCAAATAATTATCAATTACCATTACTAAATGATTCAATGTTTATTCCAAATGATGGTTTATCAGAATTAACAGCGGCACCTGATGCAATAACTATAAATAGAATTACTAAAAATACTGCAAATGGTTATTATTATATTAAAATGACAGATAGTAAAAATAATCAAATAATAGAAAAAGTATATTGTTTATTAGATAATGTAGGAAAATATAGAATGTTATCAGATAATAATCCAAATCCTTATGGAGGTGGTTGGATGTTGGCAATGAAAGGTGGATATGAGCAAAATACTTTCAATTTTGAGTCAACTCATTGGACTACATATACTACGAAACCACCAATAAATATAAATAATACAAATATTTTAAATGATATTACTACTGAAATTAAAACAAATATTTTCAATTATTATAAATTTAAAGAAATTTTAGTTATTTATAATGATCCTTTTAGATTTAAAAATATTGATAATAATAATTATTATTTGCGTTCATATTATAAATTACAAAATAATTATGATCTTTCATTAGCAGATTTTTTTAAACAAAATATATGTGATTTTATATATTGTAATAGTGAAAATAGAAAAATAACGAGCGATCAAATTAGAGAAACTTATAGTTCAAAATCAACAATGACACGAATAAGTTATTATAATAATTATGACAATTTTGATAGAAATTATATAACAAATGTAGATGGTTTAAATTTTAAAACTAATTATTTTAGTCAACAAATATCTGTTAAAGTAATTGGATTAAATTTAAATTTTAAATCTCAATTAGGAAGACCTCATTATGTGAGATTTGGTGCAGCTTATAATGAAAATGGGGGTGTTGATATGACATCGATTGATGTTTCGGCAGGTGTTGGTCTAAGTCTTGGTTATTCCGCGGGAAATATGTCTGTTTGTTGCCAATCGAGCGGTCCTGCTAACTATAGTACATCGTATCCATTTTTATTATTCGTTAGATAAGATTTCAATTATTTTTATTTAGAATTAATAAAGGATTATTTAAATGAGTATTCCAATTCCAGTTTTTGATCCAATATTAATTTTTTCAGTTGTTGCTATGCAAGTCGGAGCGAGATATTTAGATTTAGAATTAACAGAATTTCAAAAAAAATTATTGAAAAATAAAGTAATTCAAACATTGATTTTATTAGGTTTGATTTATGTTCCTCTTAGAGATATTAAACGTTCTATTATGGTTTTAATTTTAATTTATTTAGTCATTTACGTTTTATTTAATGAAAATAATTATTATAATTTATTTCCCAAGAAATTTTTATACAATCAAGGAATTTTAAAGAATTACGATGATATGAAAAAGAAATATTATGATAATTATATAAATTTGTTCAGCAAAAAAAATTGATTATAATAATATTTAAAATTAACTTATATAATAAATAGATATGTCAATATACAGTGAATTGTCTTATAATTCACAAAAAGTAATTATTGAAGAAGTAAAAGGTATTCAATTTAGTGTTTTAGGACCAGAAGAGATTATTAAACGTTCCGTAGTAAAAGTTAATAAAACAGATACTTATGCTGGTAGTGAACCTGTTATTGGTGGATTATTTGATCCGCGAATGGGTGTCTTAGAACATAATAAGATTTGTACTACTTGTGAACAGAAGAATGTTTTCTGCCCTGGTCATTTCGGTCATATCGAATTAGCAAAACCTGTTTATCACGCTATGTTTTTTGATATAGTTAAGAAAATTTTAAAATGTGTTTGTTATAGATGTTCAAGAATATTGATTTCACCTCATACTACGAATGAAGAATTGAAAAATGAAATGAATAAAATTATGAGTATCAAAAATAATCAGAAAAGATGGGAAGCTTATTTTAAATTATGTAATACAACCACTAAGATTAAGTTATGCGGTGATGATAAACATATAGGTTGTGGTAGTAAGCAACCTGATAGATATAATAAAGAGGCATCTATGAAAATTATTGCTGAATGGAAAGATAAAGCAAAAGAGAGTTCTGTACAACAAGAAATGACTGCCGAAGACGTTCTAAGAATTTTTAAAAGAATTACTGATGAAGATATGGAATTAATGGGATTTAATCCGAAATGGAATAGACCTGAATGGATGATTTGTACCGTCCTTCCAGTTCCTCCTCCAGCAGTAAGACCAAGTATTATTGAAGAGAATGGACAACGAAGAGAAGATGATTTAACTCATAAATTAAGTGATATTATCAAAACTAATAATAATATTGTTGATAAAATTAATAAAGGTGCTAGTGAAGAAACAATTAAATTAATTACTATGGTTTTACAATATCACGTATTCACATTCATTGATAATCAAATTCCTGGTTTAGCACCTTCTCAACAGAGAAATGGGAGAAGATTGAGAAGTGTTTGTGATAGAATGAAGAAGAAAGAAGGAAGAATTCGAGGTAATTTAAATGGAAAACGTGTTGATCAATCTGCTCGTTCTGTTATTACTCCTGATCCTTATATTAGTATTGATGAATTAGGAGTGCCTATTAAGGTCGCTCTGAACATTACTTTTCAAGAAGTTGTAAATGAATATAATATTCAAGAAATGAAGAAATTAATTTTAAATGGTTCGAATAAATGGCCTGGTGCTAAATATGTAAAAAGAGTGAATGATTTAGGACCAATTAATTTAAAATATGCAGATTTGAATAAAATTTCAAGTGAATTAAGATATGGAGATGTTGTTCATAGACATTTGAGAGATGGTGATTATGTCTTATTCAATCGCCAACCATCTTTACATAAGATGAGTATGATGTGTCATAAAGTTATTATTATGCCCTATCAAACATTCCGTTTAAATGTCTTAGATACTCCTCCATATAATGCAGATTTTGATGGTGATGAAATGAATTTACATTGCCCTCAAAATATTCAAACTATGAGTGAATTGAAAGATTTAGCAGCAGTTTCATCTTTAATTCTCGCACCAAGAGATGGAAAACCAAGTATTGAAGTTGTTCAAGATACATTAGTAGGATCATTCAGAGCAACTAAGGATTATGTTGTTGTTGCTGATAAACAAATGGCAAATTTACAAATGATTAATAGTTATTTTAAAGGACAATTAAAAAAACCTTCTAAATCGAGTAATTATACTTATACAGGAAAGGATTTATTTTCTGAGATTATGCCTCCTTCATTGTTCATAGAAATGAATAATAAGGCAGGAGAAAAAGTTGTAATCAATAATAGTAAATTAATATCTGGAACATTAGATAAATCAGTATTTCATAATATCACTAACGGATTAATTCCAGTAATCTTTCACGATTATGGACCAGTTGAAATTAAAAAATTCCTTGATAATACTCAACGATTAATTTGTAGATGGTTATTAACATCTGGTTTTAGTATTGGTATTAGTGACTTAGTTACTGATACAAGTACTGATTTAGAATTGAATAATAAAATCAAAGAAATGAAAGCAAGTGCTTATAAGAAATTGGAAGATATGCGAAAAGGTGATTTAGATAATAATTCAATCTTTTCAAATGAAGAATTTTTAGAAAGAGAAATTATCGGAATTCTTAATCAAACTACTAATGAAGTCGCTAAGATCAGTTTAGCAAAGATTGATGAAAGAACTAATCGTATGTTTAATATGGTTAAATCTGGATCGAAAGGTAAAGAAACTAATATTGCTCAAATTATGGCTTGTGTTGGTCAGCAGAATGTGGATGGTAAACGAATTGCATATGGTTACACTGATAGAACATTGCCTCATTATACGAAATATGATGATGGACCAGAAGCGAGAGGTTTCGTTGAGAATAGTTTCATTAGTGGATTATCACCTCAGGAAGTTTTCTTTCATGCTATGGGAGGTCGTGAAGGTCTCATTGATACTGCTGTGAAAACTTCTGAAACTGGTTATATTCAGAGAAGATTAGTAAAAGCAATGGAAGATGCAAAGATTAATTATGATAATACTGTTAGAAATGCGAATGGTTCTATTATTCAATTTATTTATGGCGAAGATGGAATGGATGGGTGTAAAATAGAAACCCAATTAATCCCAACAGTTGAAATGAAATTTATGGATATGGAAATTAAATATAATTTAACATCAAAAGATAAAATTGAATTATATCTAACAGAAGATGCTAAGAAAACGATCACTAAGAATACTTATGACAGATGTAAAGAACATTTTAAATTATTAATTGAAGATAAATTATTCATTATTAATAAAGTTAATAAGAATAGAAAGAATGCTATAATTAATTATCCAATTCCTTTTAATCGAATTATTAAGAATTCTATTAAGAGAAGAGAAAGTTGTAATATTAAAGGAACATTGACTGATTTAACACCTGATTATATCTTAGATAAAATAGATGAAATCAATAAGAATTTATATATCAAAGATACTGAACAAGGAATGATTTATTTACACATTCTAACAAGAGTTTATTTATCACCTAAGAAATTAATCATTGAACAAAATTTTAATAAATCTATGTTTGATTGGATTGTTCATCAAATTTATGAATATTTCAAAGAAGCAATTGCTCAACCAAGTGAAATGGTAGGAATTATAGCTGCTCAGACAATTGGAGAAATGGGAACTCAGATGACACTTGATTCATTTCACGTTTCAGGAACAGCGGCAGCAGTTAAAGCAACTAGTGGTGTTCCAAGATTGAAAGAGATTTTAAGTGCTACGAAGAAAACTAAAACACCAACATTAATTATTTATATGAAACCAGATGTGGCATCTGTTAAAAATCCAAAAATAGCAGAAGATGGAATTGCATTTGATGATGAAAGAATTGAGAAGACGAAAAGCATTGCAATGTCTATTAAAAATTCAATTGAAATTACAACACTCGCAAACATCCTTGAATATTCTGAGATTTTCTGGGATAATGGAAAATTAGAAACTTCTATTGAAGCAGATAAGAAGATTTTAGAAATTTATAATAAATTTTCAACATTAGATACAAGTGTTAATAAATGTCATAGTGACTCACCTTGGATTTTAAGAATGAAATTCAATAAAGAGAAAATGAATTCTTATGGATTACGTATGATTGATATTTATACAAAATTAAATAAAGCATATAATAAATATATTGATTGTGTTTATAGTGATGATAATGCTGATGAATGTATTTTCAGAATTAGATTAACTGATTTCGCTCTTAAAGATATTGATAATAAAGATGAAATTGCTGCATTAAAAGCAATGGAACATAATATCGTTTATCAAGTATTATTAAAAGGAATTAAGGGGATTAATAAAGTATCATTGAATAAAAAGAAATATGATATTTATAATCAAGAAGAGGAAGTATTTGATAAGGTTGTAGAATGGGTATTAGATACGGATGGAACTAATTTAATTGAAATATTATCAAATCCTAATATTGATGCTACTAGAACAATTTCAAATGATATTAGAGAAATTTATGATGTTCTAGGAATTGAAGCTGCTAGAAATGCATTATATCACGAATTAGTTAATGTAACTGGTGAAGGTTCTATGAATTATCGTCATTTATCATTATTGATAGATACGATGACATTTAGAGGAAATTTAATGTCTATTGACAGACACGGAATTAATAGAAATGCTAGTAGTGCTTTGAGTAAATCATCATTTGAGGAGAGTGTTGATATGTTAATTAATGCAAGTATTTTCTCAGAATATGATAATACGAGTGGAGTTTCTCCCCAAGTTATGTTAGGAAAAGTTCCAAATTGTGGATCTGGAAACTTTGATATAGTCATTGACGAAGAACACTTAATGGAATTATTAAGAACCACTAAGAAACAAATAAAAGAAAATAAATATAATTTAGATGATGTTGATGAAATTGAGAATGAAGAAGAAGATGATGAAAATGATAATCAATGTTTAGAAGAAAATCTTAAATTTAATATTGATATTAGCAAAAAGAAAGATGATTGCTATAAAATGACAAAACAGACGATTGTCATTAAATAAATTGAAATTCTCAGACAGTAAATTCTTTTATTTCTTCTTTTTTTATATAAAATTTGAATGATTTTATATCAAAATTATTGACTTCAATGAGATATAATAAATCATTGAAGTCATTTAATTTCATCTCAATATATTCTTCTTTATTCATTAAAGTATCCAAATCTTCTTTTGAAAAAGTCTTATAAAGAACCATTCCTATCTGAATGATTAATAATAAAAAAATAAAAATCAATTTTTATTATCACTTGTTTTAAAAGAAACAAAAACATTTTTTTTTATTTGATTTTAAATTTAAATCTAATTTTCCATTTGCACAAAAAATAAAATTGTCAATCATTGCACCAATCATATTAGTATTTTTCAAAGTTATTAAATCATAAATCACACTATGATTATTTGATTTACAAAAGATGTTTTCACCATCAATAATAAAATCTTCAATTAGATTAATAACTAATTGTTTCTTTTCAGGTCCTTTTTTCTTTAAATCTTTAACTTCTTCAACTTCTTGAATTATGAAATTAATCAAATCAAAAGTTGTAATAGTATTAATATCAATTGATTTTTCAATAATTTTCAATTCAATATTATTTTTATTCATTTTATTTAATTATAATTAAGTTTTTTTTATATGTTCTTCGATTAGATATTTAATTGCCATTGGAACTTCGCTTAACTTAAAATAAATAACTTTTTCATTAATGGGAACAATCTTCTTATCAATAATTAAATTATAAATTAGTTTTTTAGTATCAAAATATTTATATAAAATAATTAAAGGTCTATTTTCATAATTGATTATTGGTGCTTTATAAAAAGTTGATGATAATAATAAATCATCTATATCACCTCTTACAACTGGTTTATCTTTATCATTAGCGCCATATTTACTTCTATGAATAGTTATAATATTAATATTTAATATTTTTGACATTGCTATTATGAAGAAATCATTTGGGAAAATTTTAAATTTAATAATTTCATTTAATAAATCCTTTCTTTCATTCATAGAAGTTATTGAATAATATTTCTCAATAAAAACATTAAAATTAGTATATTTCTTATTAATAATTTTAAATATTAAATTAGAAAAATAAGGATCATCAAATAAATCTTTTAATAATGGTTTAACTTCCTCATAATTCTTAGTCAAAAAAATAGATTTGATATTATTGATAGATGCTATTTCCAAGTCTTCATAACTTGTTTTAATATTTAAAATTTTTGCCAACCATAAATAAAAGTTTTTAATAAAATCAATATTATAATTCTTATTTTTCAAATAAACCATATTAACCCATTTAGACTTCTTATGCATAACCCATTTACTATTTAAATTTTCAATTGTTCCTGTGAAAATCTCAGGTAATTCTTCCTTAATCTCATTTAAATCAGTTGAATTAAAAACAAAATCCTTATTTTTAATATTACTAAATTGAGTATTTGGTGTTGATGGATGATAAATTAATAATTTTGATGGTATTGAATGTTGAAGTGCAGTTTGTGAAAATACGAATTGTTTCTTTTCTTCTTTAATTAGGGGATTTAAGAAATCATATTTATAATAAATGATAAAATTATTTAAATATTTCTTGATGTTCAATTTAGAATTGAAGGGCAATTCTTCTAAAATAATTCTTAATTTATTTTTATTTGGGTTCTTATCTAATTTCAAAATCTTAAATAATTCTTTTATTCTATCACTTCTATTCAATCCTAATAATTCTTCAAATTTTTTATCACTCAAAGATAATATTTTCATATAAATCATTAATTGTAATTGAAACCATTTCTTATTAAAATTTCTATTATGAATATTATATTTATATAAATCATCTATAATTCTAGAATGAATAATATCATTTGTTATTAATTGTTTTTTAATTTTAGAAGTATAATAATATTCAGTTTGTGTTTCTGTCTTTAATTCTCCAAAATCATATTTCACTTTCAACGAATTACATTTTTCCGTAAATAATTTATAATCTTTTATAAGAACATTTAAATCAAATGAAGTTTCTATTAAATCATCATAGAAGACAATATCTTTAATTTCAAAATCAATTAAAATTCTTGGTAAATAACTACAACTAATTTTATCAAAATTAATAATAATATTATCATCTGTTATGAAATGAGACAATGATAAATCACTATTTATGAGAACAGTCTTTATTATAAACTTCTTATTTATCTTCAAATCTCCTGTTTTTATCCAAGTATTTAAGGAGTATAAATTATTATAGATAATATTATCTTCATTCATCTTAGATTTTAAAGATTTACATTGATTAAAAACCTTATTTAATTGAGGATAATCATTTATTGATAATAATTTTTCTCCATCACTATTCTTACTTTTTAATTCTAATGGTTCATAATAATTCTTTTCTTTTATTAATATGAAAAATTTACTATTTAATTCCATAGTGCTTATCAAATCATCATAAGTCGTATAATAAGGACATAATAATGAAATATTATCACTACTTTTCTCCCAAATGATTGGTAGGACGTTATATAAGATAGTTATTAATGAATATAAATAATACGGACTTTTGCTAGTTGGGAAATCATTTGATTTAATATAATCAATGAATTTTTTATAACTTTTAAAAATTCCTAATAATCTTGATAATGTATATTTATTATCAATATTTCCAAAATTAATTTTAAATTTCTTCAAATGTTCTTTTAATTCAATTATAAGTTCTTCATTGTCTTCTGGAATGAGAGGTAATAAATCAATGAATGATTTGCAGACATTCCCATTTTCTAAACTGATAAAAGTGATCAAATCCAATTTCTTAATAATATCATTAGCAAAATCATCTTTTGTGTTAAAATCTAAACAATTAGCAATAGATGAAATAATACTATCATTATAAATATTCAGTATTTTTCTATTAGTTCTATGATTAATTCCTTTTCTCACAAAACATTTATCATATTTATTCAATGATTTAGAACATAAGGAATATTTAACATTCGGTAATAAGAAATCATGGAGAATTTTAGGTATTATTCCAAATCTTCCAGATCTAACAGGTAATGTATTCACAAGATAATTTTCATCTTTATCATCATAGACATCTTTCTTCTCTTTCTTTTCAATAGTATCATTATAAAATTTACATTTATTCAATTCATCTTCTTTTGGTTCTTTCTTGAAACAACAAGGAACGCACAAATTATTCTCATCAGGTTTAATTAATTTTACAAATCTCTTCTTAGTTGGATCATTGTCGAAGAACATTTCCATTGGTTCTTCCCCATCAATTGGACATTTATAATTATCTCTATTTGGATCTAAGGGAATTTTTGATAAAGGACACCAAAGACGAGGACACGCATAAACATTTTTGATATTCTTCTTGCTTCCATAAGTAATATCATTATCAAAGAAATAATTCTTATTTTTAATTAATTCTTCTTTATATTCAGGTGTCATAACAATCGGTTGATTAATTGCCTGACATTTCTTTCTGGCATAATTATCTAAAAATAAATCTTTATCAGCCTTTTGAAGAGCATTGATGAAATAACTATGTTTCTCCTTTCCTAACGCACCTCCTGATGTAGATGAAGAAGATGAAAATGATAATTTCCCTAAATTTTCCTCATCACTATTTATATATCTATTTGATAATGAAGATGATCTTGAAGGAGATGGAGAGCGAGATTTAATAATTTTCTTATTTGCTTTTGCTTGTTTTTGGATGGCACTTACGACAATTTTAGAGAACCAATAAATGAAATTTTCTAATTCATTTTTATTAGGAATATTAATAATATTAACAAGAAATCCATTTTTATAATTCTCGATAATTATGAGAGTATTAATTTTATTAATTGTTTCAGATTGTTGAATGTTTTGTTGTTCCATTTCATAAATTAATTCTTTTTCATTTTGTAATAATTGTTTAGCATCTTTAATATCTAAATTATTTAAAATAACTAATTGATTAATAATATCATCTTCGTCAATACCCATAAATAAACAATTTTTGATATATGAATAGGGATCAAATCCTTGTTTATTATAATTAGAAGCTCTTTTATAAATCAGATTGATAGTATCTTTATTTGATTTGAGAATATCAAAAATATCAACATATTCACTAATTTTCTTTTTAAGATTTTGAATAGAAACATTCTCGATTTGTATTTGAAAATTTGCTTTAATACTCAATTCTTTAATTTTCAATTTATAATTTAAAAAACTATTACAATAATCAACGACATTTTTAATATGCTGATTTATTTCATCCCAATTAATAACTTTTCTTAAATTGATGGTATATGAGATGACGATATTCATTTTCTCATCAATTGTCATTTTAGCAAAAGTTGCACTATTAATAATTGAATAACAATTGATGAGATTGATATTATTAATTTTCTTTAAATCGGTCCAATTAGTAAATTTATCCTGAGTAATTCTATTTTTTTTAAGAACTTTATAAATAATTTTATAATTATCATTAATCCATTGAATAAATTCAAAAGTTTTATTTGTATTTAATCTTTCAAATAAATCAACTAATTCAAAATCCTTCGTAAGTTTGCTCTCTAATTCATAACGATGGATATTTAAAGTAGTATCTGAAATTGCCTTCAAATCAAATTCATCTAATTCTTTTAAAATCTTTTCTTTTTTATTAATATCTGCTAAGGATGGTAATTTAATATCAATGAAATAATAAGGATTATTAGATAATTCAGGAAAATCTTTCTCAAAAATGATATTAGCACTAGAAAAATCAAATAAACCATAATTATAATTATAAATTATTGGTTCATTTAATTGTTTCTTATTATTTAAATCTTTTGCTAAAATTGGATTAATATTAAAACCAGTCCAATTAACTTTCTTAATTGAAAATAAAATTGAATTGTTGCCCTTCCATAAATAAAAACGAGAATTTGGATTTATTGTCTTCGCAATCTTAGATGCCACATTTTCAATATTATCATCTTTGAAAATAGTAATCTCAAATTTCTTAATATTAGATTTCTTTTTATCAACCCAATTATTAATAATAATTTTTTTATATAAATTCATATCTATAATAAAAATAGAATAAAACAAAAATAAGAAAAAGATTATTTTCTAAAAAAAGGTAATAAATATTTATATGATAGATATAATGATAATATCATACCAATCAAAATAAATATTAAATATTTGAAAGAATAATAAGCAATTATTAGAATTATAATTATTATAATAATATTCAATGAAATCATCATATCTATTTTTATATAACTATTAATTTATTATGTCCAACTCGAATATCTGTATCAATTACAATTGAATAACCAAGTTTTTGAATGTTCTTACAGAAAGCAACGTCTTCTGAACAGAGGTCTCTTAGTATCTTTCCATCTTCTGTTATAATCTCTTGAAGATCACAATTGAAATAAGGATAAGTCATTTTTCGTAGAACTTCGCGAGTTACTGCAAAAAATCCCATACCAGCATATGAAACAGGTAAATATTTAAGAGATGTTTCCTTCTTCCATTTCTCAACATCCTCAGGAGTTAAAAATTCGAATTTACCATTTTTGGCAAAATATTCAGTATTCCAATCCTTAACAATTGCATAAGAAGTTAAATTAGACATTCTATACATACCAGAAACAACTGGATGAATAGAAGTTGCTTCAATTAAATCAATGACTTGTTGAGGTGTGAAGATTACATCACTATCAATACTTACCCAAACATCAAAATCCATATTATCAAATGGTTTTTGACCAATTCCACGAAGAACATCGAGACCTAATGTTTGCATTCGTGCGAATGTTACATAAGAACTTATGCCAGTGCTCACAACTATATCATATTTCTTACTTTCCCATAGAGTGTTTAGAGTAGCAGTCCAAGATAGGAGAAATTTAGATGAGAAAGTATCACCTGGAATAGCAAAAATAATTTTCTTCTTAACTTCTTCATTACCATTAACTGTTGATACAGAGTTTGATGGTTTATTATTATCAACTATTTCATAAACTTGCTGTTGTTGCTTATTATCACCCATTTCTTATTATTATAATTAAAATTAGATTTATATTCCTTATATATTTTTATTTAATAAATATAAAACAAATGATATTAAATACTAATAATTATTATGATATAGAATTAAATGAAACTGATAAGATTATAGAACAAAATGATAAAATTAAATTGAAACTAAAACCTCATCAATTAACTGCATTATATAAAGCAATGGAGATGGAGAATAACGGAGTTATTAATTATAAAATCACTAACATTCATAAATACAATTCTTTATTATATATGATTTATGGGAAATATTTCAATTCAAATATTATTAATAATAATATAATATCAGTTTCTACTAATGTAGGAATTTTAGGGGATATGGTAGGATATGGGAAGACATTAACAGCATTAGCATTAATTGCAAATAATAATGTTAATAATATTAAAGTAAATGATATTCATTCTAAAAATTTTGTAAATAATAATTCTTATAGTTTTTTGAATATATCAACTAAGAATTTATTTCTACAACAAAATAATAATTTCTTAAATACGACTTTAATAATAGTTCCAAGAGGTCCTGTTTACATTCAATGGTTGAATATGATTAAAACATTCACATCTCTCAAAGTCTTAGCAATTGATAATATTAATTTCATAAAAAAATCAATGCCCATTAAGACAAATTTAAATAATAATGATATAATTAATTATTTTAATTCTTTTGATATTATTCTAATTAAAAATACAACCTTTAAATTATTACATTCATATTATGGTGATACTATAACTAAATGGAAGAGGATTATTATTGATGAGGCACATGACATCATAAGAAATATTCCAATTGATATTAAATATAATTATTTATGGTTAATTTCAGGAACTTATGAAGATCTAATTAAAAATTTTCATAATTATTCAAATAATATCATTTATTCGAATATAACGAAAGAATTATTTAATAATGAATTTATCAATCTGATGTTGATTAAGAATAATACAACTTTTATTAAAAAAAGTTTTGATTTACCTGAACCAATTGAGAAATATTATTTATGTAAATTATCAAATAATATTAATATCATCAAAAATTTTATTACTGATCATATTCTCGATAAAATTAATGCTGGTGATATTATAGGTGCTATAAAGGAATTAGGAGGAAAGAATGAGAAGGAAGATGATATTATAGAATTAGTATTAAAAGAATTAAAAAGAGAATTATTTAATAAAGAAGCTGAGAAGAATTATATCAATTCGATGGATATTTCAAATGAATTGAAATTAATTAAATTGAAGAATATTGATAATGAAATTAAACAACAGGAAGAGAAGATAAATAATTTAAAAGAAAGAATTAGTTATATAACCTCGCAAAATTGTTCAATTTGTATGGATTTAATAACAAATCCTATTATGATTGAATGCACTCACATATTTTGTGGTGGTTGTTTATTAAAATGGTTGAAGAATAATAGGAATTGTCCCTATTGTAGAAATAATATTAATAATATGAATAAATTAATAGCAATTGTTGATAATAATTATAAAGAAGTTGAGAAGGAAGATATTTATAGCAAAGAAAATACGTTATTGAAAATAATTGCTGAAAAACCTGATGGTAAATTTTTAATTTTTAGTAAAAATGAGAATAGTTTCGAAAAAATTAAACAAGAATTAGGAAATAATGGTCATAATTATGAATTATTAAAAGGAAATACTACACATATGATGAATGTATTAAATAGATTTAAGAAAGGAGATATTAATATCATTTTATTAAATACTCAATATGCTGGAAGTGGGATTGATATAAGTGATGCAACAGACATCATAATTTTTCATAATATGGGAAATGATAAACATCAAGCAATAGGAAGAGCTCAGAGGGTTGGAAGAACAACTAGTTTATTTATTCATAATTTATGTTATTCCCATGAATTGAATTAAATTATTTTTATATTTATTAACATTAGAAATAAATAATGAGTTGTTGTATATCTAATTATGATAATAAACCTTGTCCTTTAAGAATGTCTGATGGTCGTTCATTTACTGATTATAATACTCGATGTGTTTTCAATTCCTATTTAGCAAATAAACTTAAAACTAATAATATGGTTAAGTCAAGTAATGAAATGAGATTTTATTTACAAAATAATTATGAAACAATTGTTAATGAAGATAGACAACGAGCTGTTTTAAATATTAATCCAGTTGGAAAGGAAGTCATTAATGTCGGTAATAAACAACTTGATAATAAATTTATGGTTCAATGTGATGAGGTTTCTTGTTCAACTGTTTTAACCAATCCAGAAGGATTAGGAACTACAAAATTTTTTTAAATTATTATAATAGATTTGTTAATAATGGATAATATTGATAATGATTATGTTTCTTGCACTATAAATAAAAAAAATAATAAATTATTAATTAAAGGTCATATTAAAAATCCTAATAATTATCATAAGAAAATTTTAATTGCTCCTAATCCTGTCGATCGAATAACTTCATTTTCTGGAAAATGTCTTCCATTTCCTTGTGAAACAATAGCATTTGAAAATACTCCTAATTTTAAAGTTATTGATGATAATGGAGATTTTAATGTTGAATTCTTATATCCTAATAGTTATTATTCACCAGATGGTTATAAAAAGATAAAATCACCTATTATTTTTAGTCTAGATGACAAAAAAATCATTATTGAATTAAAAGATTATAATCCCTTAAAAACTCTTACTGACCGTTCAAGAGGTAATCCCAATTTCTATGGTATGCGCGAATATCTCCTACCATTAGGAACTGCTGAGCAAAATATGAATAATTATTCATATGCTAAGATTGTTTATAATATTGCTTAAATTATAATTAACTATCAGACTTTTTTTTATCATTAATAAGAACCTTGGCAATCTTATTTAAAGTTCGGAGTTCGTGTGCAATTGCTCTAAGATTGGTCGCTACACTATTTCCCTCATCATCTACGAAAAAATTCTTAAATAATTCAAACATAATGACTTTATCATCATATTCATTAACATCGTCATCTTCTTCTTCCTCCTCCTCTTCTTCTTCTTCCTCATCGTCATCATCTTCTTTATCTTCACATTCCTCGTCAAATTCGTCGTCTTCTTCATCGTCTTCATCATCATCTTTCACTTCAACTTCATTTGTGTCATTATCACTGGCAATACTATTTTCTTCATCGTCTTTTTTAACCATCTTTTATTTTATTAAATTAATTAATAAAATAATTCTTATATAATTTTAAGGTGTTATAATAAATGAATAGTTTTTTAATTAAAATATTTGGTTTCTTTTTGGGATTATTGATAATATCAATATTAATTTCATTTATAAAAGTTAAAGAAAGTTTTTCAGATGTTATAACAATTAATGATATTGGTTCACATATTGATGATAATGATTTTCAACATCGCATATTTAAATTAAAAAATTTTGATTTAGGTAGATTTGATTTTGGTTTAAATCTTCCTAAAATTGGTATTGGTATTAAGAGCGACGATGATAAGGATAAGAAAGATGATAAAAAAGATAATGATAGTAGCGATGAAGATGATTATGAAAATGATAAATTAAATCTTCCATATAAAGGATTTAAATTTATTTGTATAAATACTTATAAAGATATTAATAAATTAAAATTAGAAAAAGGTAAATGGTATGATATAGATAATGAGAGTGAAAGTGATAGTGACGATGAACAAGATGATAAAGATAAGAAATGTAGAAAGAAAAAATATTTTAAATTTGAAAAAACGATAGTATTAAGAAAAAATTTATTAAATAATAAAATTGGTGCTATGGGAGCAGATATAACAGGTATTCAATTAAATGGTCCAGATTGTTATTACTTCGCCAATAATAATAAAAATTATGAATTAACTGAATTCTCGATATTTATGAGTGTTTATATTATTTCTTGTGAGAAAAATTCAGATAATATTATTTTTGAGATGACAGGTAATACTGAAAAAATAAATAATGATTATACAACTAATATTATTAATATTAATTTAATTAAAAATTCAAATAATAATTATGACATTCATTTGACTATTGGAAATAATATTTATGATACAATTGCTAATAATATTGATAAAAATATTATTGAAAAAAATAATAATTTATTAATTGGATTATTATATTCAAGCGATAAAATTTCATTAGTTATTAATAATAATTTTTATGATACTACTAATAAAAATAAATTGAAAATAACATTAGGATCTAAACAAGTTATCATAAATAAAGATGGTAATATTTCAATGTATTTATATAATTTTGTTTATTATAAAAGTTTATTTATGAATGTCAATGCATTAAATCGTTATAATATCTATTATTTATCTGGTCTTAATAATAAAAATTGTCCTATAACTTCAATAGATGACAAAAATGATACTAATCATCATCACGATACAAAGATAAATAAATTAAAAATACAAAAAGTTAAATTCAATTATAATGACGATGATGATATTGATATTCATAATAAAGTTCATAAAAATAAAACTTGTCCTACTAAATTCAATTTAAATATAAAACCAACAATTGATAGAATTGAAAATGACATAGAACTTAATATTAAAAATAAAGTTGATGGAATTAAAGATTTTGGAATGAATGTTGGGGGAAAGATAAATGACGTAGGAATGAATATTGGTGGAAAGATAAATGATATTGGAGTTAGTGGAATGAATATTGGTGGAAAGATAAATGATATTGGAGTTAGTGGAATGAATATTGGTGGAAAGATAAATGACGTAGGAATGAATATTGGTGGAAAGATAAATGACGTAGGAATGAATATTGGTGGAAAGATAAATGATATTAAGAGTAATATTGGAATTAATGGTAATTTAGATAGAATTAAAAGTGATATTGAAACTAATATCAAAGATAAAACAATACAATTGCCTTCTGTTTCAATGAATGATATAAAAATTGAACAACAAGACCCCCCTAGTTTCTTCAAAAGATTATTTAATTTCTTTTAGAAAATAACTTTAGTTTTCTCCAACTTCTGAAATCTTTCCTTAATCTCGTTAAATTCTTTTTTTAATTTTGAATATTTATCTTCGAGTTTATTTATTTTGATTAAAATTTCATTAATATTTTCAATATTTTCCATTATATTATTATAAGTATAATTATTTTTCTTTATTTCTCGTTTATTTAAGAAATATAAACATATAAATTTTTAGTAAGAGCGAGTATTTATGGCAGAATATTTAGATTTACCTGCTAAAGGAGGATTAAACGAAACAAATTTATTATTTAATAAGAACAAAATAAGCGATGAAATAGCTTCATTATCTTCTATGTCGTCTATATCAAATTCTTCAAGTATTTATAATAATCTTCCAAAAAAGAATAAGAAATTAATCAATCCATCAATTACTAATATAAATAATAATATCAAAATTGAAAAGAAAAAGAAAGTTGAAAGCGATAGTAATAGTAGTTCTAGTGGAAGCGAAAGAGGTGGAAATAGAAAAATCAATAATAAGAAAAAAGAAATTGTTTATGAAGTTAATGACGATGACGACGATGATGAAGAAGGGGAAGAAGCAGAAGACGATGATGAAGAAGGAGAAGACGGTGAGGAAGGTGAAGATGGTGAAGATGATGAAGAAGAAGGAGAAGATGATGACGATGAAGAAGGAGAAGATCGCGAAGATGGTGGTGGAAATAAAAGAAAAATAACTTCTTATAAAGATATTCAGAATGAAAAGAAAGAAATATTATATCAATTAAATAGATTATCGTCAAAAGGTGCTAGAATTCCTCATAATTTCACAATGAATTCAAATATTGAAGATATGAGAAATGAATATAATAAAATTGTTCGAGATAGAGAAATTGATAGTAGTATCCGTTTTCAGCGCAAGATGCTTATGGCATTTGTCACAGGAACTGAATATTTAAATACTCGCTATAATCCTTTTACAATTCAATTAGATGGTTGGTCTGAACAAGTTCACGAAAATATTGATGATTTCGATGATATTTTTGAAGAATTACATTTGAAGTATAAGTCGAAAGGGAAATCAATGCCTCCTGAATTACGACTATTTATAAGTTTAGCGGGAAGTGCTTTTATGTTCCATTTAACTTCTAAGATGTTTAAGGAATGTCCAATTCCAGGTGTTGAAGAAGTATTAAAAGCAAATCCTGAATTAATGAAACAATTCCAAAATGCTGCCGCAAAACAATTCATTTATAATAATATGGGTACATCAACAACAGCGCCAAATCCAACTTCAACTATTCAACCACCTCCAAATTCATCATCAAGACAAATGAGCAATAGTAATAATAATGGAGGTGGTGGTGGTGGTATAAATGGTTTATTCAGTAATCCATCGGGATTATTTGGAATGGTGAATAATTTATTTAGTGGTTTGAATAATATTCCTAAACCACCTGAGAATATGAATACAAATATGAATTCTAATAGAATTAATAATAATAAAAATTTTAGATCAGAAAATGATATTAATAATATAATAAATAATGTTCATAATAATATATCATTAAATCACAATGATGATGATGGAAAAATAGAAACTTTATCAATAAGTGATGAAGAAATAACATCAATTATAGAAGATGCTGCTGATATTAAGATATTGAAATCATCAACAAGAGGAAAAAAAAATAATAATTCTAGAACTTTGAATATTTAATAGCGACGAGCAGCACGAGCTAAACGACCACCTAATTTATTTATAGCATTTAATGATTGATGAGTATTTGATTTTATTAATTGTAATTCTGGAATACTCTTAACTTCGTGACTTGAACCTAAATTAGATATTTCTTCACTTGTTTTTTCGATATAAGTATTAATATTTTCAATAGTGGTCTTAATGCGTTCAGGAACTTTAGTTAATGAACCGATTGGATCGTGAATAGCATTACTTAAATCTTGTGCGCCATCATTTATACTTTTAACTGCTAATAAACCAGCGCCAAGACCAACCGCTATTAAGATATTAGCAATGAAAACCAAAAATATTAAGAAGAATTCGATTATAGCACCAGTCATAATTATTTCACGACGAGAATCAACTGAACATTTGCATTTTTCATTTACAAGAGCGCGAGTATATTTGAATACTTCATAAATGTAATAGATAAACACAAGATTGAATATTAAATCTAGGAAAGTAGCAAAGATAGAAACAGAAGCTCCAAAATTTTCAGTTATGAATGATTGAGGGATTAAAGCATTGAATAAGAAATAGACTATTGCAAAAATAGTATAATTCTTAACAAAGTTTATATTTGAGGGTAAAGCACATTTACAACCCTTCTTTTCAAGACTATCAATATAACTATATATCACTATTAATAATAGAAAAGTTATAACTGAATAAACTATGCGAGTTATAAGATTAAATCCTGAATAACTTGAATCAACCATTCCTGACATTTTATATTATTATATTATCTAATAATCTAAAATATTATTTTTATAGAATAATAAAATCATTTCTATTAATTGGTCTAATATAAGGAAGTTTTACGAATTTGAAAATGTCTTCTTCGCTATCAACTTTAATATCAGTGTCCTTAAATCCGTGTTCGCTAAGAGATAAATTTAATTTAGTTTTGATATAATGTCTCATCGCAACATTGAAAATCTTAGAACCAGTGAAATATAAGAGGGAATAATAATATTCTTTTTTAGGTGCTATTAAGATGTCAAAATGTCTAGCAGGATAATTATCGATTTTAACAACACCCATAAATTTATTCTTACCAATTGCTAAAACTTCTATGACATAATTATTATCATTGTCCATCAATTCTTTTATAAAATCTTTTAATTTAAATTTCTTATTATCATTATCATCCATAATTAATAAATCAATATCTCCCATTTTATCACTACCTCTTCTATAGGAACCGACGAAATCATAAGTTAATTTATATTTCTTTAATTTATTTTCAATAATTTTAATATGTTTATTAAATTCATCTAATGGAATTTTTTTATTTAAATCTTCATAATATTTAACTCCTATTTTCTGTTTCTCATTTAATAAATGTAAATTCTTTTTCAATTCACTCAATGATTTTATTCCAGAATCAATAATTTTTTTAGCATTAACTGGACCAACTCCATAAATATTCAATAATATCTGTTTAAATTGATAATCTTTATCATTATTAATATTATTTTCAATATAGGAAATAGAACCATTTAAAAACAATTCTTTAATTTTTTCATAAATACCTTTTCCAATACCTTCAATATTTGCTATATCATTTAAATCCATTATTTTTTTATCATAAACAATAATATTATTTATAGCATTATTATAAGCTACGACCTTATAGCGCTCATTATTATAATGTTCATAATCTCGTATTATCTCTAAATTTTTAATAATGACATCTTTATTAAAGTTCTTATTTAAGGGATGAGATGATTTTGAAGATTTCGATGATAATGATGATGATAATTCTTCCTTAATTAATTCCTTTATATCATTCCTTATATCAGGATTATTAATTAAATCAGCGATATTGGCGTCATTATGTTTTTTTATAATAGAAATATTTTTATTATAATCTTCACTGATTAATTTAATCTTTTCAATAATTTTATTAATTTTCTTATTTTTATTCTTAGTCTTTTTTAAGGCAGTTGTTAATTTATTAATATAAGAAATATCACCTGTTTCAATTACTTCTTTAATCATTCTTTTGATGGTTACTCCAATTTTACTATTTTTAATATTATCAAGATCTTCAATTTTATTGATAGGTTTGTCATAATCTTTCAATTTTTCAATGACGGTTTCATATGCTTTCGCTTTCTTAGTTTCATTATTCTTTAATTCCAAATCTCTCAATTTAGATAATTTTTCAATTATAAGATTTTTATAATCATCTTCTCCTTCTTCATAAAATTCATTAATTTTTTTCTTAAAGAATGGTCCTATTCCTTTAATATTATCTAAGTCTTTAAAATCATTAAGAGGTTTATCATAATTTCTAATATTTTTAATTACTCTCAAATAAGCATTAATACGCGTATCATTTGTTTCAACTTTTAATTGTTCATTCAATTTCTTAATAATAAACGATTTATTTAATGTCATTTATTTATTTAATTAATTTATTTAAAAAAAAAATTAATTGAATTTTTCGAGAATATATGTGATTTTAAATTTAGTTGATGTATCTAAATTACTAGTATCAATATTATTAATTTTATCGATAAATTCTTGTTTGGGCATAAAGTCAATAATGATTGATAATTCATCTAATAAAAGTTCTATAATATGTTTAAATTCTTTTTTATTTTTGAAAATATTTAAATCTTCAAAGATTAGATTAATAATTTTCTCAATTACATCGCTTTTATTTAATTTTTTTAATATCAGTGATAAAGCTTTCAACAGAGATAATGTTGATTTCTTAATTTTTACATATTCACAATATTCATCATAATTATTTTCATCAAAAATAAATTTATATTCTTCAATTATCTTAATTGGCAACCATTCTTTATTTTCAAGAAATTTTAAATAATAATTATTAATATTATCATCTATATAAGACTGTTCAAAAAGATAAAGAACATCAACATAAATATTATTATTAGAAGATTTCATAAAATTAATTAAGATTTCAAATAAAGAATTTAAAATTTCACCATCTAATTCTTTAATAAATGATAATATTTTACTATAAATAACATCTTTATTTAAATCAGTTAATTTATTCAAATAACTAATAAATTCTTTCTTGCATTTAGCTCTATCGCTAAAATCAATATTAATAATATGATGTCTAGGTTTTTGAGATTTTATAGATTTATTCTGAGCAATTATTTTCTTCTTCTCCCATAAACTACGAGCATCATAATTATTACTAAAACAATTATAATTATCAATCAATTCATTTGCTTTATTAATAATATTTTCACTAATAGGTGAATTTAATTTATCATAAGTATTTCTAAAAACTTCATAATTTATCTTAATTATTCCTAAATCTTCTAATTCATTATAATCATTTAATAGTTCCATTATAATTAATAAAAATAAAAATAAACCTTATATTCAATTAAAAAAAATTATTCTTGTGAATTCTCATTATCAAAAATTATTATTCGATCTGCTAATTGGTTCTTAGTTCCCTCAGTTGATAAATTACGTTCTTCACATTTCTCTTTTAATTTATCTATAGTAAGTTTCATTAAACTCTTCTTTACAGCGTGACCTCCCCCAATTATATTACTCACTATTGATTCTTTGTCATTTATTTCTTCGCGTTCCTTTTCTACAACTTCTTTTTCATTATCAGGACTTGTTTTTCTCTTCAAATCAAATATATTATTTTTAACTATAGGTTCTTCTATTACAGGAACTATTTCATCAATTGGTTCTATTTTATTTATCTTTTCTTCGCGACGATGATGAGGTGTTGGACAGCAATTAGGGGATGCTTCCATATTAAATATTTCATTCATTATTATTTCTGCATTTTTCATCATATTTGAGTTTTGATTTGAGTTTAAGTTTTCATTTGAACTATTATTAAGAGAACAACAATTTGAATTTTCAATTTCATTTTCAATTCTTTCTAATTTATTATTAATTAAATAAACTGCCTGTTCTAAATATAAATATTTATAAATTAAGAATAATAATATTATTATAAAAAATGCATAAATTGTATATGTTATGATATTATTTAATGATAATAATTTTAATAAAAACATTCTTTTTTTCCAATATACTTAAATTTTATATATATAATTTGTTTTTCAATTCAATCGCACTCTTAATAATTTCTTTATTAAATTTCTTTTTTTCTAATAATTCAATTGCAATTATTTGTTTAGTTCCTCCACGATTAATCTTATAATTAAAATCATATGTTTTAGTTTTATCATTATATTGAGCGAGAAAACTTAAATTTATAAATAATGATTTATTATTTTCTTCCAATTCTATTAAATGATGGAAGTGTGTTGTTATTATTAAAGTCATTCCTTTAAGTTTTGCTAAATATTCAGCGACTGAATAAGCAACTGAAATTCCTTCGATTGGCGGTGTTGAATGCATTGGTTCATCCATTATAAATAAAGCCCTCTTTCCTTTCTTATTTAAATCTTCGGCTATTTCAATCATAGAATTGCATAATTCCGTTTCAGCCTCAAAATAAGAATTTTTTCCGAGAGTATCACTAATTCTCATAAAAGTAATAATAGCATCATATAAATAAATATTACCTTTAAGAGCATTAATAATTCCAATTGTTTGTGCAAGAATAATATTAATAGTTATTGATTTTACATAAGTAGTTTTACCACCAGCATTAACGCCAGTAATAATAATACTCTTGGATAAATTAACAGGATTAGATATTTGATTTGAACTTAGAAGAGGATTATTGACATTAAAAATTTGAGTATTAGTATCATCATAAGTTGGCAAACACCAATTCTCATTTTTCTTTAAATTAGAAATAGTATTTATGACATCGAGAGTATAAATAATTTTTAAAATATTTATAATATCATTCTTATAATTTTCGTCTTTCCATAATTTATAAACAGTTGATAAGTTATTTTTTAATTTATCTAATCTTTGAATACTCATATTAATTTTATCATCAGTCAATAATGAAAATATTAAAAAAGGTTTCCATATATTATTGGAATGTTTAATTAAAATTAAAGAACTTTTTATGAATTTATATAAACCATCTAATTTATTTAATAGTTTTTCTCGTGTCTTATATAAGATATAACAGTTATATAAAGACTGATATGAAGCATACACATAGAGAAATAAATATAAGAAAATAGTAATTAATCTTACAATATCTATTTTAATATTTCCTGTAAAATTAAAAACTAATTTTATTATTTCATAAATAATTTTAAGATATTTGCTAAAATTCATTTTGAATGGTGTATATTTATTTATGTAAAAATACGGACCATAAATGATAGATATTGGATATGATAAACTTATAAGTGGTATTATTATTATTTTATATAAATGATAAAGAGATAAGATAAAATTATAATGATTTAAGTTTTTTATTACGTAACCTGAAAAGAATAATAAATTCATCGTCAAATCTTCTTTTAATTCTTTTTCCAAAATCATAATCCATAATAAATCCTTTTCATTATTCTTCAAAATTTCTTTTGCTGCATTATTAATAAAATAATTTGTTCTCTGTCTCTCTAATAACAATTCTTTATTATTCAATGGTTTCTTTAAAATCTTTTCAATTAATTTAGACCCTCCAATAGTTATACTCAAATCTTTGAAAAAATCACAAATTTTCGTATCTGTATAAACATTATCATTTACATTAATGCCATTATCATTCTTATCATCATTAGAATTAATTATTTTATTTATTTGATTAATGAATTCAGAAGAATTTTCATTAAGTTCAAAAATTTTATCATTTTTATCCATTTTTATTAATAAAAATAAATATATTAAAACCGTCTTAAATTACATAAAAAAATGATTATGATTAATATTATAAATGAAATTAATGAAAATGAATTACATTATTATTATTCACAATAATTTTATTTATAAAATTAATAAAGAACCTTTTGAAACTGATGAAAATACTTATATTAGAGCGTGGTTTCTAATTAAAAATTATAATATAAATGATTATAATAATGATTGTAATATTTCAAATTCAATTATTTATTTAAATGAATATAAAAATAATATGAAATATTAATTCTTTTTAATTGCGATTTTTTGCTATTCGTCGTCTTTGTTTTCCATTTCCACCAGCGAGAGGTAATGGTCCATTCTTATCTGCTAATAATCGTGCAGCTAATAATGATATAGCAGTTATAAAAGGAGTTATAACGAAATCACCACCTTTTCGTTCTTCTCTCGTATCACGATCTCTATGACGTCGCTCTCTATGATCATTACCACCCATTAATGATGAAGTGCTACAAGAACAACCGCCTTTTAAAGAATATAAGAAAGAACGACTATTATCAAATTCAAATGCATCGCAATCTCTTGTTAAACAATTTCTAGTTCCTTTTCCACCAGTTATATTAGGATATAGATTTAAGGAAGATGGATCCCAAGTAGGAAAAGTAGCAGGAGCGGCAGTTGCATCTCCATTTGGAGGAACATAAACATTAGGTGGTTGAGTTACTGGCGCAATTGTAGCAGTTGATGATGTTAATGTAGTCGCTATATCATTATTTAATATATAATCATTCGGAGATGCAACATTATTATAATATGCCGTAAAGCCGCCTTTTCTATTTTTTATTGAAGTAGTCATATATATCTATTTTAATATAATATTATTTTCTAATGTAGAAAACTAAAAATACAGCAATTATAGTTGTAAAAAAATTTAATATGATTATTAAAATTACGAATGGAATAATATAATATAATAAGTAAATTAATATTGGTTTAATTATTTCAGTCCTTATATCCTCATTTAATACCTCATTGCGAATAAAATTAATAATAAAATCCAATGGTTTTTTATTTTTCTGTTGCGTCATTATTATTATATTGTTTAACTTAATATTATACAGAATGAAACATTTATTAAAAAAACCGCAGAAAAGAAATAATAATTATGTTTCTAACTTTGAAAAACCCCTAAATAAAATAACATTAAATGATATTAAAATACTTAATATTAATAAAGGATTAGAATGTCATATCCCTATTAATAATAATGAAAAATCAATTGAATTTATTGAAGAAATAGATAAAATTTCATATGAAACTTTGAAAGAAAATCCTGATTACTTAATTGATGAAAATCAATATGATAAATTAGATTTATTATATAATTATTCTTATTTAAATGATATTAATAATATTGTTTTATCGTTAAATTCTAAAACAAGATTTATAAACGGAGAGGAGGAAGAAGATTTTAATGATTTAATAAAATTCCTAAATGATACTAATAATTATTTAAATTATAATATTCACGTTGATATTGCTTTCTTAGGTTTATATATAAATGAAGAAGGTATTATAAATAGATGGATAATAAAGAGTATTTATATAGATGAATTAGTTGATAATTTAGACTGGAATAAAAAGGAAATTGAAGAAGAATGGAAAGAAGAATTAGAAAATTTTAAGATTTCAATTGAAGAGAAGATTGAACTTTACAAATCCTCTTTAATAGAAGCGCAAAAATTATACGAAGAAATAGAAAGTGAAAATAATATTAATATATGGAATAAAAAAATATTAAAATTCAAAAAATATATTTTAAAATTTTAATTTTATCTATATTATTATAATAGATATATATATAAAAATGGGTTCTAACGATAGTTCATCAATCATAATCTCCTTTTCAATCGCAATATTATTATTACTTGTTTTATTATTATTAATATCTTATAATTCAAAATGCAATATGGATAATGTTGAACGTTTTGAAGCTGATTATGGCGAACGAAGCAATTATGTCGATGAAACAATTGGCAATTATATAAAAGATGATTATCATCAACCATTACGATCTGTTGCTAAATATGATACTCCATATTTAGATGTTATTAATGGTTCTGCACCAGAAGGAAATATAAAGGCATCAAATCCAGAACGTCAATATGCAAATGTTAGTGGTGCAAATAATGATGTAAGTTGCGATCAAGCAGATGGTACTTGTTTTAGTCGTGATAGATTAACTAGTAGTGATTTATTACCATCTGATTCAGGTAATTGTAAATGGGGCGAAATGAACCCAACCGCAGGAAGTTTAATAACTGATCAAAGTTTCCTAACTGCTGGCTACCATATTGGAATAAATACTATTGGACAATCATTAAGAAATGCTAATTTACAATTGCGATCAGAACCACCCAATCCCCAAATTCCTGTAAGTCCTTGGGGCATTTCAACCATAGAACCTGATATACGTCAAATTGGATTTGAAATTGGTTCTGGTGCATCATCATCTTCTTCTTAATCAAAAATGACATAACATTTAGTATTAATAATATCTTGTTTAGGAATTAACGAATGTTTATTTTTATCATTATTAAAATTTTGTTTTTTATATGAAAATTTCGACATATTTTCATAAATATTTTTTTGATTATCAATTGCATAATTAATGATTTTATTATTAAATGCCCATTTAAAAAAATTCAATTGTCCAATGGTTGTTTCAATAAATTCATCTTCTTTATCATTAATTTTAAAACTTATTCTTTTATGTCTTCTGAAAGCATCAAAATTAAATTTTTTGAATGATTTTAATTGAGCCCTGTAATCCAAATAAACATTTATTTTCTTAAATTTATCATTCTTAATTAAGAATGAATCATCATTTTCAGGTAAAAAATCATAAATTTTATCATCAGTATCATTTATCCAATAAATGATATTATTTGATTTTGAAAATCTCGTAACTAACCAATCTATCATTCTTAATGATAATTCGTGTTTCCCATTAATAATATTCTTTAAAATCAATTTATATTCATCATTATTTGAATAAAATGCATTTAAAGAATTCAATAATAATTCATTACTTGAATTTATTATTTCTGCCATTAATAATATAATTATTCATCTTGTTTATATCAATTATTATGTAAAAGAACAATATCTAATATGAATGCAACAATTGCCAAACCCATTAAAACACCTATCTTCAAATCCCATAATAATAAACAATAATTAATAATTAATAATATTAATAATATCCAATATTGGTCAAATAATTCAACTAATAATTCTGGATAAGGCATAATTGGTCTTAATCCATAAATTAATAAATATCCTGATAATATTCCTATAATTGTATATCTAATTAATAAATCAAAATCTATATTAATTATCATTTCTATTATTTTAATTTAAAATTATATTTTTCTTTTCCATAATAATATTAGAAAAAATGCAATTTGCCACTCTTCAAGAAGCATTTCCAGATGCATATAAAAAAAAATCTTCTAATTCCAATGATAAGAATTCTAGTAATAATAAAGATAAAGATAATAATGATATAACTTCTAATAAGAATTCGAATAAGAATGATAAGAATGACAATGACAATAATTTAAATAATTATTTAAATCCTTATAGAACTGATGAAGATTGTTATTATACGAAAGAAGGAATAAAATTAGGTTCTTGTAAAGATGCCGATAAGATTGTTATGACTAATGCTAATGGTAGTGAGATAGTAACAAAGAATTGTTCTCCTCTCCAAGTTCCCGAGTATAAATTACCAGTTAAGAAAATTGATTATGATAAGACTAAAAGAATTGTTGAAAGTTCTCTCACTAATAATAATTCAAGAGATGACAATATCACAATGAATAAATATTCAATTAAACCATATGATTATGATGAATATGACGCATATTTGAATATTAATGATATAACTACAAATAATATTGATAATAGTCCTGAATATAGAACTACACCATTATTGAAGGATTATTTATTAAGTTTGAGAAATAATTTTAAGAAGAATAGAGAAAACGTTAAATTAGAGAATGTTGAACAATTTATAAATTATTCAGGAAAAAAGAAAATAACAGTTGACATTAATATTTATAATTTATTATTATTTATGTTCATTGGTATTGTCATTTTAATTTTATGCGATCAAATAGTTAAATTAGCAGTAATTATCGCTAAAAATAAAAATATATAAAAACGCTAATTACTATTATAATTATAAATATAAATATGAAACATTTTACTCATATGGTTTGTTCAGGTAGTGCTTTACGATCATTATGTTTATTAGGTGTTTTGAGATACATCTATTTCAATAAAATGGAAAATTATATTAAAAATGTCGCTGGTTCTTCAATGGGTGCTTTTTTTTGTCTAGTATTTGCTCTAAAAATTCCAGTTGAAAAATTAGAAGAAATATTATTAGAAACTATAAAAGTTGCTTCTTCTATTAGTTCTTCAAATATTTTAAATATTTTTACAGAATTGGGATTTAATGATGCAAGAAATTATTTATATGGAATTAGAAATTATATCAAAGAAAAATATTCAATGGATGATATAACTTTCATCGAATTATCTAAGATGACTGGTGTTAATATCTATGTAAGCACTACGAGAGTTAATGATGGTAAAAATATTATTTTTAATGTCAATGATTATCCAAATGTCTCTGTTCTAGATGCTATTGCGGCTTCTATGTGTATTCCTGCAATAACTAAACCTGTTAAAATAGATAAATATTTATATGTTGATGGTTGCATTAGCAATAATCTTCCTTACGATGTATTTAAGGAAGTTAATCAAGACAATATTTTAAATATCGCGATTTATGTTAAAACAGATTATGAAATAACTGATTTATTAGAAAAAGAAGATGATATAAATTTTCTTGAATATTGCAGACAAATAACATCAATTATTTATGCAAATTCTCTCTATTATACTTACATATCGCGTGTGGAGAAATTTAATAAACCTTTATTAATTACAGAAAGTCCTATTACAACTTTTTATAATTTAAAAATAAATGATGATGAATTGAGATTTAATATTTCAAGAGATGATATTGATAATTTAACATTACAAGGATTTACAGATATTAGCAATTATATGAAACAATTTTTAATTGAGCAATAATCTCTTCTTTTCATTTGATATTGAAGGCGAAACATCTTCTAATTTCCAAGATATATAAATAGTAGTATGATTTGGATAGGGTAAAATAGCAACAAATAAACCATTCTTTCTTAATGTCTTTGTTATATGATTCATACAATCATTATAATTATATAATGGAAATCCTATTTGAATTGGTGGAATTGAATAATAGAGAGATTGAGCACCCATCATCGCAATCGATTTAATTTTCTTATAACAAGCTTCTAAAATAATATTAAAGGCACTATTAACCTTTGCTTCTTTTTTTTTCTTAATTTCATATAAATCAAACAATGAAATCTTACTACTCATTTTATTAATTAAATTTATAATTAATTCTAATTTTTATTTCCAAAATTTGTTAATTGTTCAATATTATTTCTATCATCTTCATAATTTTGAAATTTATCAAGATTGCTATTATTAATTAATATTAATGTTGGAGCACTTTTAACACCATATTTATCTCCTAATTCATAACCATTCATACCTCCAAGATCTTTAAATGGATTACTTTTATCACCTATATCAACATATTCAATTTTAAATGAATATTTCTCAGGATGGGCTTTCATATCATTTTCTAATGTTTTCCAAGCACCTTCCTTAAATTCCCTGCACCATTTACAACCTTCCATTCCAAAAAAGACAAGTGTCTTACCCTTGCTTGAACCATCTTCAAAACCTTCGTGATAATATCCCTGAGTATTATAAATACTTCCTACGAATATTGCGACTAATGTTAATACAATTAATAAAAATATTAAAATCCAATAATTATTTCCATCACCACTTCCACTATTATCATAACTATCATAATTATCATAAATATTCTTATAAGGAGTTGAACCTAATATTCGAGTTCTTAATGTGTATGTTGGCATATTTAATATCTATAAATTATATAGATAATTTATTTATAAATAATAAATATAACAATGCTATAATTAATACTGCTGCTATGACAAATATAAAATTTATAGACGAAATATTTGAAAATCGACTATCATAATTGTTAGTTCTCATTACCATCTTATAATTATAATTTATATATACATAATATTATAATAAAAATGTAAATGAAAAAATCGCCATAAATAATATACTTGACAATTATATCATTTATATTTTTGAGATTTTTATTTTTAATCCATATTATAGAATTCACAATGAAAAATAAATAAATTAATAATAATATTATCACTAAGAGCAAATAATAATTCATTATATTCTATTAAAGAATAATTATAAAAAAATGATATTTAAAAATATATCAAATAAAATTATTCATATTATGATAAATATTGCTTTAACATTAAATTTGAAATCATTTATCATAAGCAATACGACACCAATTATTTATACACATCTTAGTTCAAATAAATTTAATTTTGAACACGTTTATCCTAAATGTTATATGAATAAAAAAGATAGAAATGATATGCATAATATCTTCAAAAGTGATATTTATATAAATAATGTTAGATCAAATTATAAATATATTGATCATAGTGATATAGAATTTAAAAAATATAATCATTCATTTAATCAATTATATAAAACTGATAATTATGTAAGTTCTAAGTTTGGTTTATTCGTTCCTGATAATAATAGCAAAGGTTTAATTGCTCGTGCTATTATGTATATGACTTATAAATACAATTATGATTATAAGAAAGTTATTGAAATTGATAATTTAATTAATTGGTATTTCAAATATCCCCCTACGAAATATGAATATGCTCATAATAATTTAGTAGCACAAGTGCAGAAGAATAGAAATTCTTTCATAGATATGCACGGACATAAAAAATATGACAAATTAGTTCTAAAAATTTTCAATTAAAAGAAATAAGAAAGATGTTTGAATTCAATGATTTATTAATTGTTATTAATCATTTCATAAAATTAAATGATACTGAAATAGAAAATGATTTTATAAATGAAATTATTATATCATCAGGAAGAATTTAATTAAAAATAAAAAATGATTTTTTATAATTCATATAAAATTTCAATTATAAAACTCGAGTAAGAAATGACTATTTATACTAGGCGGAGGCAAGCCGAAAGTGAAGATAAGGAAAATGACATAGATAATTATGAAATTAGAAAGAAACAACAAATTTTTATAGATAAAGCAGCAGAAATTGCTAAATATTCAACAATGCAACAAAAACACGGAGCAGTTATTGTTCATAAAAATAAAATTATAGCTTGTGGTTTCAATTATATGAATACTCATTTAAATGATAATCATAGTATTCACGCAGAAGTTGCTGCTATTTGTCAAGTTTTTAAGAATAAAGATATTCTCGAAGAATGTGATATTTACGTAGTAAGAGTTGCACCTGCCAAATTTGGGAATTGTTTAAAATTATCAAAACCTTGTAATAAATGCACAAGTTTCATAAATAAATATAATATTAGAAGAACTTATTATTCAACTAATTATGAATTTGATATTAGATATTAATATTCATTGAAACCTTAGGAATAATTCTTTTAATTGTTTTTTTTTCTACTATTGGACGATTTTCCTTACTGAAAATTTTTGATAATAATTCTTCACCAGTGAGATTTTTATTATTATTAATAATATCTTTAATTTCTTTAATATTCACAGGTTTATGAACACTTCTAATATTTGTTTTCAGTCTTCCATTCTGAGTATTCAAATCATTATAATTATATTTAAACATAAATTTCTCAATTTTAGAATTAAGAACTTGTTGAAGAACTTTTCTTTCACGAATAGCAATCTTTAATTTTCGAATAGCATCATCGTATTTAAACCAATCTTGAACCCAAATTTTAAATGTTTCCAATTCTTCTTCTGTTGGTTCCTCAATATTTTTATTTGATATAATTTCTTCTATTAAATCGATAGTATCCATATTTATAATTATTAATAATAATAATAAAAATCTTTAAATCTCTTTATTTTCATTTCATTTCATTTATAAAATCACTCAAATTTTCTATTGTCCTTTCTTTCTCAAAAGTAGTAAAACGAACTTTATTATTATCATATCCAACTATTGTAGGAAATCCATCAATTGCTTTCAAAAAATTTATAACTCCTATCTTAATTATTTTATCTAATTCATCTTTTTCTAATTCAAAAAAAGAAAAATCTTTGAATTTTTCTTTTAATTCTTTCCAAGTTGGCATAAAAGAGATAGAATAAGGACATTCATTCCAATGAACTAATATTAAATATTTTTTGTCTTTTACTTCATCTAATTTAATAAAAATATTATCAATTTTAAGTTCCATTATTTTTGAATTATTATTATTTATTAATTTAATTCTTTTATAAAATTATTTAAATTTTTAATATTTCTTTCATCCGTATAAGTATTGAAAGTCTCATTATCACTATTATATCCTATTATTGTTGGAAAACTTCTAACATTTTTCAAAAATCTTATTTCCCCTTCTTCATTTATTTTATCCAATTCTGCTCTTTCTAATTCGAAGAATTGAAAATTTGGATTATCTTTTTTTAATTTTTCCCACATTGGCATGAAAGAAATGCAATGAGGACATTTATTCCAATGAATTAATAACAAATATGATTTATTATTTGAATCATCTAATTTAGTTGAAATATTTTTATAAGTTAGTTCTGTTGGTTCAGATAAATTAGATTCAATGAATTTAGTTAAATCATTTTCATTTCTTCTATCTTTAAATTCTATATGATTTCTCTTTTTAGGAGAATAAACGCAGATATAAGGAAAATATTTAACTTTTGAGAAACTAATATTATATTCTTTATTTAATTTTTGCATATTCTCATTCTCCAATTCAACAAATTGATATTCTTT